AAGTTTGGAATATTGGTTCCGTCAAGTGGTTCAAAACGAACACCAGTCATCTGTGTAATCGGTTGAATAAAATTATTGGGTGGACCAGTTGTGCGAGGAGACCATGGCAATTCTCCTAGTTCACCAACAAGTGGAACAGAATCTTGTCTTGTATTGTCTTCACATCCCACACCAAAGCGAGTGTCCCAACCCGCCGATCCTTCAGGAAACCACTCAGAATCGTTGGAGTTTAAGTGTATTGTAATTGTATTTGGTCTGTCTGCTGGCATTAGTTTAGATCAATCGATGCTGCGTTAAATTTAATTCCACTTGCGTCCCACTTCCCCGTTGAAGCAGCGCCCTGTGCCATAATTTCAATACCACCACTGATCGTCTGGAACATTGCCGTCGTTGCTGCTGTAATATTTACAGATGCAGTTGCCGAGTTCATGTTTACTTCGCCCATTGATGATGTCAGTTCCACACCTGCATCACCGGAGAGTTTAAGTTTACCCTTCGATGTTATCTCGGTGTCACCAGCAGTATTTATCACAGTAGAACCCTTTACGCCGATAGTCATGTTGCTCTTGACTTCTGCATTTAGACTCTTTTCTATCTGAAGAGTTGCGTCTCCCTTGATGTTACCGAAGACGTTTCCACCCACTTCAAGTCCTGCGTTTCCGCGAACGAGTATGGTGATGTTGCTGTCCTTTTCACCTTCACCTTTACCACCAACGATTAGGTTTACGTTTCCTTGAACATGAACATATTCATCTCCCGCAATCAGTTCGTACTTATCAGAAACAACCTTATGCACTTCTGTGCCTTCTGGGTGGATCTCATTGAAGGTTCCTGATTTGTGGTAGGTGTGGATTCTCTCTGCGCCGGGAGTGTCATCGAATTCTTGGATGTGTCCTGATAGAGTTTCCTTGACATGATTGAACGGATAGATTGCGAAGTATGGTGATTGTGGTTCGTTCCAATTGCCACCAGAACTATTCGCAGTCGGAACACCTTGATAATAAGTGTCTTGCGCCTTCTTACCAATCGCAGTATCGTTTACGTTCTCATTTCTTGCAAGTCTACTTACGTCCTGCTCTCCAACCTGAGAGTGTCCGTGCTTCGACGTTTCGAATGGAAGGATACCACTCGGATCACTAAATCCTTCATTTGGATTTGATGGATTTTGTGGTATTCCGGGAATCGAACCCAACATGATAGGTTGCTGGGCGTCATCGCCGTCACGGAAGAAACCGAAAACGTGGGATCCCGGTAACAACCCAGTGGGGGACTCACCTATGCCACATAAAGCAGCACTAGTGATGGGTTGTACCGGGTATGCCCACGGTAAATCTTCGGTCTTGATTTTGTTTTTATCTGGAACATGGAAACCAAAAATACGCACGCGACATCTACCGAGTTTTAAAGGATCACCAATATCCTCTACAACACCTTGCCACCAAACGAATCCCTGTTTTCCAAAAAATGTTTCCATTATTACTCGCTAACTGGTGATTGCCAATTTCGGGCGGCCCATTTCTCCGCCCACTGCTTCCATTCCTGTAACTCTTCGTTGCTATAATCCTTCTTTCGTTCCCACGCCTTAAATCGTTCCTCGAAAGAATCAAACTCTTGCTTCTCATTGAAATTTAACATTTTAATCTCCTGCATTCATAAATTCAAATGGTAGCGAATCCCGTGACAATTCTAGTCTTGTTGTGTAACCTTTTTCTTTATTTATCACATGCTGAAGACTAGTTACGAGATATCTACCGGACAACATTCTATCCTTTGGATCTAATGATCCATCTTCTATAGGTTCCAATTTTGGAACATCCAAACTTACCACATCGCCAACTCTCCTATTTGAGTCACCCGAAACAATGATGGAAAGGGAAGACGATCTTGCCCTTAAAATTGATGATCTTCTCTTTAGAGTAAAATCGGAATACCGAAAATTATCATCAATCCCATCTTGAGATAACGAACTAGTACCAACGAAGTTAAAATTGGACTGTACGTTTTTATTCACATTCAAGTTAGAATCCCTCGCAATGAGTGGGTGGGTTTCTACTGAATCAGTTTTATCGAAATGTTCGAGGTAATCGAACTGCCGCGAAGAATATTCTTTAGTCACCAAATCCAACGAAACAATCTCACTAGCATAAACACCATTATCAATTTCTTTCACTTTATCAAAATGTCTGTTAAACCTCAAGTCTTCTATCTGACAAAATTTCTTTACCAACCCTTCATCGGTAGAAATATCTACAGGAAGATTTGATTGGTTGTAATTATACTCGACAAGTGGACTACCCGATGCCAACTCGTGTAAACTTCGAAAGTGGTATCCATCCATATTTTCATATAACAGGAAACTGCAATCTTCTATATTTGATGACGACACCGCCCTTTTCGCCAACCAATTCATAGTTTTATATGTTCCCCAATTTGGAATGATGAATGAATGTGTATTCGTAGTGGGTTGTGTAGTGACAAGTGGATTTGATAATTTAGACTCTGCAATTTTGCTAACAATCTCAGATATAGTTCCCTTGTACGATCCTTGAACTTTACTCTGCATCGAAAGATATGCATCTTCTGATATGAAACCCAATGTAACTTCTTTACCTTTACCAGTATATGCCAATTGCAATTGATTATAGTTTGTAACGTAAAATTTCTTCTTTACCATTATACCCGACATCCCCGGAGTAGTAAAGGAAATTTGTATGTAATCCTGTCCGTTCAATTCTAGTCTATCAGTTAAATTGGCAAAGTCCAGAAACTTCACTTCGCCGTACATGAAGTTTTGGTATAGACTCTCTGATACTACGAGATTGATAAGACCTGTTTGGTTCACTATGTCGATAGCAAGTTTATTTGGACCAAAGAGAACAAGTTCTTCCATGGCATAATCACCAAACCCAGTCCATCTAGTCAGGTCTTTTGGTTTTACAAATTCTGCTCTGTGTTTGGACTCATAATCAGGCATTTAATAAATTATCCAATGATGTATCAATTGTGTTTAAGTATTTTGGATGAAGGAGTTTTATATTTTTCTTGTCATCATTCAACTCTTCTTCGTAATTTTGTATCGTGATTACATTGTTGTTTGAGTTGTCGCCACATATTCCCATATAAGCACCAAGATTCGTCGCATAAAATTTTACTATGCTTTCAACAACTCCGCCGGTGCTTCCCAATACTGCCGTTTCATTGTTTACTTCAGCGAGGGGATTTAGATATTCGAAATCCCCGGTAATTCCACTTCTACCATCAAAATGGTGAACTGCACTCGGTGTAGTTGTAACTCGCTGAACTGTTGCGATTTTCCTACTTCCCGCCGTGGCGCCAGTTGCAATTCTATCACCCTCTTGGAATGTTCGTGTGTAATACTTCAGAGTTAGTTTACTGAGATCAGGATCCCAAGAGTGGACAAGTGCTTCTCCATCTAGACTGAAATACGCACCTTCTTTGTTTGTTTCTCCGTCTGTGTGATAGATCGTTTCGTTCTTAATAAACTTTCCAGTGAACATATTCTTGACATCAACTCCATCACCATCGCCCCCTGTTCCACCAGAACCACCACCAGAAAGGAAAAGAGAAATTCCGGGGTATGTCTTCTCTATCCAGTTTTCGAACGTCAAGTTATCGAGAGTCCAATCATAGTACGGATGAATTATATCATTGAAGAGGAGAACCAACCAGTGAAATTCTGGGTTGCCATATAATTTATCTGCTATGATCTCGGGAGTATCACCGTCCTGTACTGTATACTCAAGAAACATTTCGGTTTGATCCTTTAACTCAGGAGAAAACCCAATACGTTTCATGATATTGACAACGGCCTTTTGCTTTACTTCCGAATTTTGAAGGAACGGATACCTTGTTAGGGGAAACTTACTAAAAAATGCCATCAATAACCCTCCAAGATGTCATCCTTAACATTGATGTCGAGTTCTTTGAATGTCAGAGACATGGTTGTTGCGACTGGCGCACCACTACCGAAAGCACTGAAGTTCCCGTTCGGCGTGAAATCTACGTTGACTTCTGTTAATGCACAATCACGCATTTTTAGGAGAAACGGATTTTCCACAACGCTGTTCATGTTTCTCTTATAGAATTTTATTGCGAATATGGATGGTGGCACAAGGAAGTTTCCGCCAGTTGCTAATGCTGGTGCAGAATGGAAGCGGAACATCTTAATGATTGCTTCTACCATCTGTGATTCTTTCAGGTTTCTAGGATAAAACTCATAAGAAAACTCGAATGTTCTGAGTTCGGGTGAGTTGTATACAAGTTCTTTTCTCGGGTTGATCGCTTTACCAAGAAGTTGGGTCGCTGCGGACTCTAACTCTGTGTCCATTCCGATGACACTAGCAACACTGTCTAACGCACCGATTGCTTTTCTCATCGCTATTGGGCCTGCTGCTTGAATCATATTCATGGCCTCTTTGCCCGCATCTCCGAAGTTACCAGACATCAATGCTTTTCCTGCGGCCGCAAGAGCAGTTGTTGATTGTCCCAAAATAGAGGCAAACAATAAACTGGGTGTATCATAACTCTGCAAAGAAAGATTATTGATTTTGTGTGGCATGTAAAGGAAGCAAGTATCTTTTGACTTATACTTCTTCTGTCGCAGAGTTCTGGTTGGGTTTGGAGTTCGTACTCGTTTGTTTACCCCACCTCTGTAGTTTTGATTGCCCATAAAATCAACTCTTTGTTGAATTATTTCATCACTCGAAAGTCTAACTGACTGCACAGTATCAATTCGTTCTGTTATGACACCTGTCGTATTTGCACCAGTTCCTGCATTTCGATTCGTAATTGCTCTCTGTCTATAGATGGGATCGCCCGGGACCTCTTTGCTGCGGGTTGGTTGATACCCAATTGGTGTCAACCCCATATTTGCTATATCCTCATCGCTCATCTGAGCAACGCGATCCTTCCATGAATTGTCCTCTTCATTTAGTGGATTTTCTTTAAGGAGTGTACTGAGTCTATCAGCATTTCGTAATTGGGCACTCTGTGTTTCATACATGTTGAACTGCATGAAGTGTGTAGTATCTGCATCGGGACTCGTCGCAAGATCAATAGGGAAAGCAAAAACAGATGAGTTTGATGGGTTATTTGTCGTCTTGTATAAATTTGCAAGCGGACCTTCGGCCTTGTTCAACTCATTTTCATATCTACGAGAAGGATCTAACCGATTTGCCTCATAATCACCAGTATAAATTTCAACAGCATTTTGATTACTATAGAAAGAATTCCTGTTTTGGGAGATATCCTTTGCTCCCTCTATAATATTGGAAACCATCCCGTTATCTTGTTGTCCGTCGAATGCGGTCATGCAATTTTTCTCCTATGGTTCTACTACATACTATATATGGCATACAAAGGAAAGTATAAACCAAAGTATCCAGAGAAATACGACGGTGATCCCACCAAAATTGTGTATAGAAGTCTCTGGGAACGAAGGTTCATGGTTTACTGTGATAAGAACAAGTCTATCTTGTCATGGGGATCTGAGACTGTGGTTGTCCCATATAAATCCCCTGTCGATAATAAATTACACCGTTACTATGTAGATTTTATAGTGACTTCAATCAATAGAAATGGTCACAAAGAAACCACATTGATTGAGATCAAACCAAAAAAACAATGCAAACCCCCAGAGAAGAAGAAGCGAGTCTCTAGATCATACATCAATGAGGTGAAGCGATGGGGTGTGAATTCTGCTAAATGGAAGTACGCGATGGATTATGCAGAAAATCGCGGATGGAAATTTAAAATCCTAACAGAAGAGGTATTGTTTAAGTGAGCGAAAATAGAAAAAATCGAAGATCGGAGATGTTCAAATCTATTGCAAAAGACCTTAGAGAAATAAGTTCTGCACTCAGATCCGAACCCGATGTTCCTGCACCAAAAAACAGAATGCTGTATGAGGCCGCAGAGTTCACTAGACCAAAGTCAGAAAAAGAAGTAGAAGAAAAAATAAATCAACGAGATCTAATCAAAGGAATTTCTAAATTAGACTACACTGATCTAAAACTGAACGTATTCGATGCGATTAAAGAAGTTCGTGACGCTGTAAACGCACCAACCGATGGCGAAGCAGCATTGAAGTGGATGGAACTTGCAATCAGTCAATTATATGAGGATGCAGATCTATCAGTGGAAGAGAGATTCCTTCGAGATGAAAAGCGTCTCATATCTACATCAGGTTTCAAGCGTCCCGGTGAGATGTTCATGTTCAACTACGAACCCAGAACCAGATCAAAACTAGAATTCTATGATACTTTCCCTCTGATTTATTTGGTAAAGGTTGAACCGGGTAAGTTACATGGACTAAATCTGCACTATCTGCCACCCAAAATCAGGACTATATTTTTCATGAACCTACAACAACTCAGAACTGGTATCGGAACAGAAGCACGCCTGGGTAAACTTGATATTAGTATATTAAAGGCATCGAATCGGTATAAATACTTTAGACCATGTTATAGAGTTTATTCTATGAAGAGAATCAACTCCAGAATGTTGAAGATACCAGCAGAGGATTGGCCAATTGCAATACAACTTCCTCTGGAGAGATTTAAGAAAACGTCGAAGTATAATGTTTGGACCGACAGTAGAAGAACAATCGCACAACGAAGAGGAGAAATCTGATGTCTGCTAGATCAGAAGCAAAACAATTAAACCACGCACTTCCTGTAAGTCCAATCGACTCCACCACTGGTTCTTCTTCGGAAGATGTTGTTATTGAGATGTTGAAAAGATCTGAAAAGGAAATGTCTAATCGGAATCAAATCAGCAAAAGTGCATTCAATCAATCAAAATCAATTCAGGATTTCTTCCAGAAAATAAACAGTACAGGATTATACTCACCATCAAGATATGATGTCTCCTTTGATAAACAAATCATAAGTAGAGAAGCACAAGATATGCTGACGTTCCAGTGTATCGACATATCATTCCCCGGCAAAAACTTTAGAACAGCAGATGTTCGGACATATGGACCAGTAAGAAGACCTGTTATTGATGCAGAATTCAACGGTGAATTAACAATGACGTTCCGGGTAAGTCGTGACTTTGCCGAGACAAAATATATCGATGAGTGGATGGATTTTATCTCTTCACCAAGGACTCGATATGATGTGCAATACTACGATGACTACGTTTGCAACTTATACATTGATGCACTAGACAAGGGAATAGATGTAGACGCCGTTCCCGGTGTATCTACCTACAAATCAAGCAACGTGCTATACAGATGCGAGGTTCGTGAGGTATATCCAAAATCAATGGACAGTATCCCACTCGGATTTGCAAAGGCAAATGAGATTGCCACGTTCAGTGTCACATTTGCATATCGAGATTGGATAATCATTCCAATTCCTGTTGGAAATAATGATGATCTACAAAACCAAGCAATACTAAGACAATTTGACAGACGACAGGTTGGAAGAGAACAACCTAATGAAGCAGATATCGGGAGAGAAGTCGGTCCATTACGCGGCGTGGATTTCCAGATACCCGGTGGTGATTTCGGACTTGCATAAAGTGAAAGGAACAATACAATATGCCATTACCAACAGTAGAGACACCCACATATAGTTTTACACTTCCAGATTCTAAAAGAAAGATCAATTACAGACCCTTTCGAGTAAAGGAAGAGAAAGTTTTGCTTCTTGCATCAGAATCTGGTGATGTGAATACGATTTACCAAGCAGTTCATGATATAGTTCTTTCTTGCACAGACGGAAAGTTGGATATTTTTAAATCAACGTCCATCGATTCTGAATATGCATTGATCAAACTACGAGCATCGTCTGTTGGTGAAACGATGAAACCAGAGTTGCAGTGTATTCATTGCGAAAGCAGTTGTTCTGTTAACATAAAAACAGATGATCTCGTAATAGACGACAGCATGAAAAAAGATAATCGGATCAAAGTAAATAAATCAATAATCATTGATCTTAAATTCCCTTCGTTTGCAGATGAACTGAGAAACAGCACCATGCAGGATCAGGTTGATATGGTATTTGATTCTGTTTGTTCTTCGATTGATAAGATCTATTCGGATGATGAAGTTTTCGACGCAACAGACTATCAGAAAGAAGAAATTGAAGAGTTTGTTAACAACCTCGAAAGTGATACCTTTACACAAATCCTAGAGTTCATCAAATCAAAACCAAGGGTGAAGATTCCAGTAAAATTTATATGTCCTAACTGCAAAAAGGAAAACGAATTTAAGATTGAAGGTGTAGACGGTTTTTTCGTCTAATGCTCTGCCATGAATCACTTGAAAATTACTACAAAACTAATTTTCAATTAATGCATCACCATAAATACTCATTGGCAGAGTTAGAAAACATGTTTCCGTTTGAACGAGAGATTTACATACAACTACTTGTTGCTTTAATAAAGGAACAAGAGAAAGAACAAACAAGAGGATACTAGAGTGGCCCAGGCAGCAACACTAAAAGACGTAGTAACACAACTAAAATCGATGCACAAGGATCAGAAGCAAAGTGCATCAATACGTCAAATGGTTAGACAGGAATCGACGGCACAGAACGTAGGTAGTTCATATGCCACTGGTGTTCTTGCAGGCAGCATGTTGGGTCCCACCGCAACCAAAGTTGCAGATCGAACCAAAAAGATCGCTAGGACAGCGGTGAATTTTGGAACATTAGGAATTGCACCTGCTGTAGGCGGAATCGGTAAGGCCATTCGCACCGCTAGATCGAACAGAGAACAGAAGAAACAAATCAAGGAAGAGATCGAGAGTAGGGGTAATACTCCAGAGAAAAAAGTTGTAAAGGCGATGACATCAAAAAGTTCAGACTCCGTATTCGGTACAAGTGATCGAATTGCAGATGCAGTCGAGAGAATTGCAAATAGCGTTTCCGAACTAGTGGATTCGATGAAATCCACACCCAAGAACAAGAAGGATTCACCGCCGAAGATCATCACACCGTTTGGATTTGCAAACAAGACTCCAGACACAGAAGATACCCCAAGCACACCAGAAACCGAGGCCTCTTCGGGTGGTGACATGGCATCATCAAAGAGCAGAAATAAAATGGTGCGTTTTGCCCGAGTACAATCTAAGATAATCGGTAGAGCAATTACTAGTGGCACCAAGAAAACTGTAGCAGCAAGTAAAGCAGGTTTTGCTAGGATGGGCAAGTCGTTCATGGGTGCTGCAAGGTTTATCATCATGGGAATTGTCAGTGCTATTGGTGGAATCATCACAGCAATTGCTCCGTTCGCCGCACCAATTTTGGCCGTGGCCGCAGGAATCGCGGGGATTTCACTCATCGTCAAAAAAATACTTGAGGGTCAGTCTACCGAAGATGAGATCAGAGAATTAGAAGAACAATCAGCAAAAATGGGTAAAGATGCCATCAAAGACTTCAGAGATAAAGATGCCATCAAAGACAATAGTGTCGGGACAATTCTAGAAATGCAGCAAGCAAAGGTAGATGCTGCAAGAGAAAGTGGTGACAAGGTTGATCTCTTCCTACCGGGACAAGGAACATTCAAGAATCTAGGTGTCGATGCCGCCGATGCAATGCTTGTTCAATCAAGAGAATTGAACACAACCGAAGGCACGATGACCATGTCTGCAAGGGATCTCGAAGATCAACAATCGATGGCAGACTTCGAAGGTAATAAATTAAGTCCAGAACAGATGTCTATAGATTCACCAATGAATGCAACGGATGCTGAATCATTCACTGATACAGAATATTTCAATAACGAAGTCCAAAGACTGGAAGCAGTAAAAGCAAGTGGTAAAGGTACTGCAACAACAGTACGAGATGGTCTTGGTCTGTTCAGTCCAACAGCAGTGAGTGATCTATTCACCGAAGAAATAGACATTGACTCTGCAATCGCCTTAGCGAAAACAAACCAAGCAAAGGCAAAGGGCCTTCACATTGGAATGACAAGAAAAGAACTGCGTCGTCAGGGGTTGATCAAAGGTGAAGGAGCATTGTTCGACAACCTGAACAAGTCAGCAGAAGAGATGCAGGGCGAAAGAAGCAGTTTCATGGATTTTGCAATAAATGAAGTGGCGCAGAGTGGGGCCCTTGGAGTCGGTGGAATGGTTGTCGGGAAGATGACTGAACCTACTCGAAATGTAGGTAAGGCGAGAGACATGTCTACTTCTGCTAATCTTGCAGGCCGTTTAGATGCAATTCAACCAACACAGGATCCAGCAGCAGAAGTAACTGCCGTAAACAATTCTAAGGTTATCAACAACACAACGAATGTAGAGTCTGGACACATGGTTGACAGTCCGGCGTCCCTGAAAGAAATGCAACACGCGGGGTAATAGGAAAGAGGGTGTCCGAAGACACCCTCTCTCGTTTGGCGTTGAGTTTAGATCAAATCATAATCAATCTTCGCTCGCCAACTTCTCGAAGTAAGACAGTGCATTCTCTTCCTCACCAGAATCATTATCTGAATCACTAGACTCAGTGGACTGGACCCCAGATGATGTAGAACTGTCGGTCTCCGAGAAAGTTCCCTTGAAATCTTCTGCCGTAGCAGTTGACTTCGTAGTGTTGAGAACATGATCCAACTTCTTCTTCAGTTCATCATATGACTTGAAGTTAGATGCATCAGTGAACTCCTTGAGAGCATACTGCTGCTTCCACAGCGTCTCAAGTGCGTCGTCTTCACCGTCATGGACGGCAGAGACTCCATCAAACTCGGACTTATCATAGTTGATAAATCCAGCAACCTTACGAACCTTCAACTTAAAGTTCGCACCCTTCCAGAAGTCGAAAGGATTGATTGGTTCTTCATCCTCAAACTCCGGTTGCATTGCTTCGTTGATCTTGTCAAAGATCTTCTTCCCATACTTGTACAGGAAAACCTTACCTTCATTCTGTGGGTTAGCAGGATCGCTAACGACCAGAATGTTTGAGATGTAGGACAGTCGTCGCTTACGCTGACGAGCAATATCCTTGTCACTCTCAAGACCACTGTTCCAGAGTTCGGAGTTCATCTCCGAGACTGGATCCTTGTCGCCGATAGTGGTTCGAGAGTTCTCGATGTACCAACCACCGGGGCCTTGGAAACCGTGAGTGAACAGACGCGCCCACGGAATGTCTTCTCCGTCCACTGGGGGAAGGAAACGAACAACGGCAAACCCGTTGCTAGACTTGTCCAGTTCGGGACGCCAGAAACGATCGTCCTTGTAACTCTCTGACTTCTTGTTAATCTTGTCCGCTGCGGCAGTCAGTGCGCCGATGTCGCGGGACTTCTTCTTAAGATCGCTAAAACCCATGATGATTCTCCTGTATTTGGTGTGTGCGATATGTACGTTGTGTACGACTTATTACTCTATATAGTATAGACTATGTGGAGTGAATGTCAAGTGAAAAACGGTAATTTTGTTTGTCTCGGGAGCATGTTTAGGTCCTGTCCTTCTCCTTGGAGTTTCTCAACCAATGGTTTGGAGAGATACTTCGCGGCAACGGCAGGTTCAATGTTATGCTCTTCACAAAGATCTACAACGGCATCAATGCATGTATGCCCATTGCGAATTCGGTCTTCAACATCCGTAGTGAATACGGTCTGTAGTTTTTCTTCTATCATAGTAAATGTCCTTTCGTGTAAATTATACACGGTTATCAGAGAAAGTCAATAGTCTTCTTTCATATATATTAGAGAATATTATTCCCAAAATGGAGAGTACAAGCAATGAGTCTTGACCAAGATGACAACATTATCGTAGGTGCCGGTACAGGTGGTTCTACACAAGGTGCCGAAATAGCAACAGATTTTATACCGACAGATGATCCGAACGGCAAACACTATCAAATCTTTAAGCAAGGATTTGGACAGGGTGGATCAGTTACTCTTGTTGGAGATGGTTCCACGCCGAACTCTAAACCTCTCCCAACCAAACTATTTCAGGATAATGGAACCGCCCTCTCGGCAGAGACGTTAACGGCCGGTCTTTCTGTACTCAATGTAAACCTTCGAGGTACTTCTGGATCCGGGAATGTTCCAGTTGATATCAACGCACAGACTCTTGGTGTCGTGCGAGTGGAAGGTAAAACTGGCGGAACGCCAATGGGCGTCTGTGGTGATAACTTCCAAATCCGTACTCTCTTTGGAGCAACCACAGGAAACACACTCACAAGCATTTTCTCCCACGGAGGAGACTATGATTCGGTTTCCGTTCAGGGTATTTCTGGTGCCTTCCCAGTAGGAATCACCGCTACCAATCTACACATTAGACCACTAACTTCCACCGATCAAGTCACCGTTGCAGGAACCGTTACAGTTTCTCCGGGAGCAGGATTCTCTCTTGATGGTGGAACTCTTGCCATAAGAGGTGGAGTAACTGGATATGGTCATGCACAACTAACTACTTCACCTGAAGGCGGTGTCCCTGTATTACTCTATGGTAATTCAGGAGGAACCGCAGCAGGAATTGGTATGTCTGGAGATACACTTAAGGTATCACTTGGACAAACCATCAGTGCTGATATTGGTGACATAACCATTGATGGATCCGCACCGAAAGCATCCGACTTTGATGTAACAGGAAGATTGAATCTCGGTTCTCAGGACGGTACTACGGTTGGTACTCCAGTTCTTCTATACGGAATGTCAGGAGGTCACGGAGTTACTACGACCGCAGTCGCACTCGCCGTAACTGGTGGTGGTGCATTGCTCACAGAAATTCAAGGTAGCATCAGTGCTTCCGTTGGTGACATTAGTGTTGATGTTCCTAAGGCGGTAGGATACACCCACGGTGGTGGAATCGCTACTACAGGAAACAAAAATCTAAACCTTTCGGATGGTGATGTTACAGGAAATACGATGGCAACTCCGGTTCTGTTGTATGGTGCATCAGGAAATACCGCAGTTGGTTTGGGTATTACACAAACAGTAGCAGGTGCCGCTGGAGAACAAGCACTTCTAGTTGCGGGTGATATGAAAGTTCATAACTCAGTCGCACTATCAGTGACTGGTGCAGACGGTCCTCTGGATGTCAAGGTAGCATCTCTACCAAACGTAACTATCGGAACCTTCACTCCAACTGTAACAGTTCAACATGCCGGTATGGGTGTAACAATCGCTGGCGGAACTCTTGCAGTTGATAATGTGGTTCAAGTTCAAGGTGTAGGATTTACTCTCTCTGGAGGTTCAATCGATAGTGCTGCCGTAGTCGGTGGTGTGACCGGATTCGGAACTGGTGGATTTGCAGGAGGACCTGCGAGCATCGCAAACGCACCGGGCAACACAAAGGGTCTTCCTGTATTCCTATACGGTAACTCAGGCGGAACCGCCGGTGCAGTGGGAATGTTCGGTGAAGGAATCAAAGTACACCATGAGGAAGGAATCACAGTTGGAAATGTCACTGGTAATGTATCC